TGGCGTTCCAGCCCACCAGTACACGACCGTGGTGCAATGGCCCTTCACCGCGGCGCCCACCGGCACATTCTACGCGGATCCGCCGAACACGACGCCCGCGAGCCCGTTTAACGGCCAGCCAATCTGGTGCGCTTCGACGGCCTCGGCCGCCCTTCAGAGTTTCGTGGCGCAGCTCAATGTATTCCTGCCAGCGATGCTGATCGAGATGAGATTGGCCGGAACTGCGACGCCGGTGCTGACCACGACCGGGGTGCTGTCGGCGGTTTCACCGAGCAATGGCGGGCGATACCTGTGGGTGCCGAGCGCATCGCAGTGCGGCAATAACCCGGCGCTCGTGTTCACAGCGGCGGCGAGCTCTATTGTGGTGGGCGGGTCGACGGTCAACTCCTCGCTGCTTTCGATTACGGTTGTGGGGTTACTGTGATTGACCGAATCCTTTTCAGGCGCGATTCCGATCCCAATCTCCTCACCGTTGGCCAGGTGCTACAGGGCGGTCGAGTGATCTGCGGACACTGCGGAAAGGCCGTTTTACCGATCCGAGTCAATGAGGAATGTGAATGCGGGGCATATGTCTACGAGATCGTGTATGAAACCCCTAAATTCATACCCGGTCTGGCCAAATACGTCACACAATGACTCTGCCCGAGCTCGCCGCCGACTATTCCGACAAGCCCCTTGAGTTCGTCCTCGATTGCTTCGAGAACTCCCAAGATCTCGACGAATGGCAGCGGCAATTCCTCATCGACCTCGGCGCGGCCGTCCGCCAGCGCAATTTCAACCTCACCACATTCGAGCCGGTGGACCCGATTCGCTTCGCAGTCGCCAGCGGCCATGGCATCGGCAAATCCACACTCGTGGCCTTCGTGTTCTGGTGGATCATGTGTACCAGGCCCAACGCCAAAGGCCGCGTTACTGCCAATACTCGGACGCAACTCGAGTCGACCACATGGGCCGAGATCCAGAAATGGGGTAAGCTGTGTCGGTTCCGGACCTGGTTCGAGGGTACAACCGAGAAGATCTACCACAAACAGAACAAGGAAGGATGGTTTGCGCGAGCGATCACATGCGCCGAGGAAAATAGCGAGGCTTTTGCCGGGCAGCACAACCGCGAATCGACATCGTTCTATCTGTTTGACGAGTCTTCGCTCATCCCTGATGGGATTTGGGAAGTCGCCGACAATGGTCTGACAGACGGCGAGCCGATGTGGTTCGCTTTCGGCAACCCTACCCGCAATACGGGCAAGTTCTATGAAGCCTGCTTTGGTGGCTGGCAACATCGCTGGAACTCGCGTTCAATCGATTCTCGCAGGTGCAAGTTTCCGAACCATGAATTGCATGAGCAATGGATCCGTGATCACGGCCTCGACAGCGACTACGTCAAGATGCGCATCCTTGGGCTCCCGCCGAGCCAGGGCGAAGCGCAGCTTATCAGCCGCGAATTGGTCGAGTCGGCACAGGGGCGCGTGGTGGAGGCCCTACCTGACGATCCGCTAGTGGCGGGCGTCGACGTGCCGGACGGTGGCTCGGCCTGGTTTGTGATTCGCTTCCGTCGCGGGCTGGACTCGCGGCCCGGCCCGACGATCCCCAAGCCAATTCGCGTAGCGGGCTCGAAGATCGACCGGCCCACGATGATCGGGATTTGCTCACAGCTCCTCGCGGATCGGGATGAAGACGGCCAGCCGGCGCTCGCGGCCATGTTCGTCGATGCCGCGTTCGGCGCTCCGATCGTGGAGCGGCTGCGATCGCTTGGGCATCAGAACGTTCACGAGATCAGCTTCGGCGGTAAGTCGCCCGACCCACGTTTCGGCAACATGCGGGCGTACATGTGGGGCAAGGGCCTCAAGGAATGGCTCGGAAAAGGCGGCATCGACCAGAATGACCGGAAACTGGCTGCGGATCTGATGGCGCCTGGCTTTCATGCGAAGGTGGGTGGCGACGGCGCGCTGATCGTTGAATCGAAGGCCGACATCAAGGACCACTACTCGGACTCGATCGACGACGCCGACGCACTGGCGCTGACGTTCGCCCGGTTCGTGGCTCCGCTGATGCGGCGTCCCCCGATTATCCCGCAGCGGCGAAAGGTCGCCGCGTTCTTATAGACGTAACAATCCGTCTGTGATAGAGTTATCCCAAATGGCCAGCACCTCACCGATTCACATTAAGCCCTCGCATGTCGGACTCTTGAGGAAAGAGATGGGAATCCCCGAAGGCAAGAAGCTAACCATCGGCGATCTGATGAAGACCAAGAAGAAAGCGAAGGCCTCCGGCGACGTCGCAACTGAGAAGCGGGTCGTCTTCGCGGAAAATGCCCGTAATTGGAATAAAGGAAACAAAACCCCGTGAGCATGAGAACAAAGTGCGCCATTTGCCGGAATCCGATCTCTGAGAATCGTGTCCGATGCCAGGAATGCAAGGATCTGATTCCGACCCACATCATGATCCGCTACGACGAGCACGATTCGAACCTACTTTTCCGCGCCTCGGACGGGATTGGGATCGCCCATCAGTCCAAGGTCGTCGTCGTGATCGGCGAGGACAAGAACCGTAACGTCTCCCGTTGCTTCATGGACGAAAAGCACGCCGAGTCCTATTTGTACAAAGTGCTTCCCTGGCTCGACCTGGCGGGGATGCCGACAAAACCGGAAGAGGCCTCAGACACCTGCGCACTCGTAGGGAAAGCGCAAGTGATTTGCATGGAACGCCACGTCTATCCCATCATCGAGACCCGCGACGGCGCTAAGGGCCTTATCCTGCCCGCGAACGCGGCAGAGCTCCCCACCCAATTCAAGAAATTCGCATCGAATTAGGCTGATTGATGGCCATCGCCAAGAAGGATCTGCCCGCCTACGTCCGCCGCTGCTGGCGCGCTGCCCAGAACGCCAACAAGGAGAACCGCGATGCCGAGATCCGGCGGCTGAAGTTTTACGCCGCCGACGATCAGGGTAACGACCAGTGGGATCCGGACACGGTTCGCCAGCGGGTCGTCTCCGGCCGCCCCATGATTACTGTCAACAAGTGTAAGCCACCTGTTGACCAAATCGAGGGCGATATCCGGATGAACCCGCCAGGCCCGGCTGTATTTCCGGTGGGCGGCGGGGCGGACGGCGACACAGCCGACATCATGGAGGGCCTCATCCGAGAGGTGCTCTTCCGCTGTGACGCCAATGTATGCTTCTCAACTGCTGGCAAATACGTGGCGGCCTCCGGCTGCGGCTACATCGAGCTCGGCACCGAGTACGAGAGCGATCGCACCCGCGCCCAGCGCGTCACAATTCACAGCGTTGAGGATCCCGCCGTCATCTTCATGGACCCCAAGGCGCGAATGGCGAATCGCCAGGACGCGATGTGGGCGGGGAAGTTGAAGCGGTACTCTCGAGAGGAGTACATCGCCGTGTTCGGCGAAAAGCGCCGGGTCCTGAAGTCGACGGCCGAGCAGTCGACCTCCGGCTGGATCCAGGACGCAATGGGCGGCCACACCGACAACGACTCGAAGGCCGATTACGAGCTTTGGGCCGGCAAGGGCGGGCAAGATTTCTACGTCGCCGAATTCTCGTGGGTCGAGTTCAATCCCACCAAAGTGACGATGGGATCCGACAGCGTCGGCTACTACGAGGACGAGGAAGTCCCCGAGCACGTCACACTGCTCGAAGGCGATGACAACACTTGGACGGCGCAGCGCCGCACGATCAAAAATTGCGTCGTCGACGCAATGGAGGTTATCGACGAGACCGACTGGTACGGCTCCCTGCATCGCTGGATCCCCGTTCTCGGCCCCGAGGTCTACATCGAAGGCAAGTTGAAGCGGATGAGTCTCATCTCCGGCGCCATGAGCGCCCAGCAAGCCCTGAACTTCGTGGTGACATCGCTCTCAGAGGTTACCGGCTATATGCCGAAGACACCTTGGGTCGGCTGGGAAGGCCAGTTCCAAAATCCCAATTGGAGAGATGCGAACACCGAGATTTATGCCTACTTGGAAGTCACCCCTACTTTTGCTGATGATGGCAACGGCAACAAGCAATTTCTTCCTGCGCCTCAGCGGAATATGTGGGCGGCCGAGGTGGAATGGCTCATTTCCGCCTACGGCATGTATTCCGATTCGATCAAATCTATCACAAACACATACGATCCGTCATTGGGCGCTCAGAAGGGTGACCAGTCGGGGAAGGCGATCGAGCAACTCCGCAGCGAATCGAACGTCGGGAACTTCAGCTACGCGGACAATCTCCACCGAGCCATTGGCGTAGCCTTTCGCCAGATGATCGAGATCTTCCCCAAGATCTACGACGGCCCGCGAGTTGTCACGATCGTGCGTCCGGACAACGAACACGAGACGGTTCAGATCAACAAACTCTTCCCGGGCGGAAAGGCACCGAAGGGCGAAAAGGCCTTCGATATCACGACAGGCGAGCATGGTGTGCGCGCCACAGTCGGAGCCACCTTCGAGACGGCCCGTCGCGAAGCGCGCGAGTTGCTGATTGAGTTCGCCAAGATCGACCCGCTAGTGATGAAGATCCCAGGCTTTGCGGCGAATCTGCTGCGCCTCATCGGTGATGGTGATGACAAGGTTCAGCAAATGGCCGACGCGATCGATCCGAAGCCCGACCAAGACGTGACGCCGGCGCAACTCCAGATGCAACTTCAGCAGCTCGGCCAGCAAAACCAGCAGTTGAAGCAGCTCGCTCAGGACATGCACGCGAAACTCATCTCCCAATTGCCGAAATTGGAGGTTGACCGGTTCAAAGCGATCCTGGATAATGTAACCAAAATCAGAGTGGCAGAGATTACGGCTTCAAAGGATCTCGACCGTGCGGATGCCGACAGGATGGCCGCGCAGCTTGAGACTGAGGCAGGGTTGGCGCATGATATGGCGATGACGGTCGCCCAGCATGCCCATGAGAGAGTGCAGCAAGAGGGCCAGCAACAGCACGCCGCGGCGACTCAGGCATCAGACCAGAGCGCCGCGGCTGAATCGCAGGAATCCGCGCAGCAGGCTTCGGCAGAGCAGCAACAAGCCGCCCAGCAGGCCGCGCAACAACAGGCGAAAGCGAACCAGGGAGCGCAGGAATGAGTTTATTTTCGACGGAGGCCAAAAGATCCGATCAGGAGGCTTTCCTTGGGTACAGCACTTCAGGCTTTGGCCGCGCGGGCGGCGACATCTCGCCGATGATTCGCGAAGCTGAGGCCGCCGCACAGAGCCGGGCTAATTTTGAAACCACGCCAGACGGCGGATTGCACGCGAAACAGGCTAATAAGCCGTATTCCCCGTACGAAGACGCCATGGCGATGGTCAACAAATATCTTTCGGATCCCGAAGCCGCCGAGCGCGCCAAGTACGACCAAGCGGCGATGCAGGCCGGGCCGACAGCGACGAAGGATTACTTATCCGAGGCAAAGGCCGCAATACAGACGGGGCGCGACAAGACGCGCGGCGAAGTCTATTTCGATCGAATCTGCGCGCAAATCAAGGAAGCTGAAATGGAATACAAACACATCCAAGACCGGCTCGCGAAACTCATCGAACTACGTTCAGTACTTCAGGATAATGCGCGCATGCAGGAAGCGGTAGCTCTAGCTCGCGACCTCGGAGTTTAACATGCTACGCCGATCACTTTTCAAAGCTATTGGAGCCGCGCTCGGTGCGGCGGCCGTTGCCGACCCCGAGGAGCTTCTCTGGAAGCCCGGCAAGGTCTTCTCGATTCCGCCAGTGGTGACACCGAAGGTCCTCGTCAACGTTGACCACATCATCACCTACGACTTTCTGATGAATAACTCGGATCGACTGCTCTCCGAGGATCAACTAATTAAGCGGTTCGCTCTTCCTGCGGTGAAAGACATTGAGCAACGTGCGAAGAGCCTCGGGATATCCGACGGGCAAGTACTTTCGCTTGCTGAGGCTGGAGCCACAACGCACCAGCGTGGATGGTCTTATGAGAGGAACCTAACCGTGAACGGCAAAGCCGCGCGAATGATTTGCGTGCTTGATCCTGTGATGGGTGACGTGGGGCGGGTCTCAATGCTCTACCGCGCGAAAGAGCTTTGGTGAGCGAAAGTGAACATGCAAGACCTCATGCTGTCGGCGGCGAGCATCGTGATTTATCTGTTCTGGGTCGCCGTCCCGTTCGTATTCGCCGCTTGGATTATTTGGAAGGTTTGGCGCTGGATTCACTCAATAAGGAAAAAGGACAATGCCTGAAGTCGCAGAAACACCCGTAGAGCAAAAGACCGAAGAACTCGACCGCGCGGCGTTCATCAAGGCCCGCAACGAAGGCAAGCCTTTCCGGCCCGCTGAACCCGAGAAGCCGGCCGAGCCAGCGGCTAAGCCCGCCAAGTCCGCTCCGGTGGATGACGATGAAGATGAAGAACCCGCCCATGACGGCAAGCCTGCGAGCCGCATGCCGCGTTCCGCTCGCCGCCTTCGAGAGCAGCTCGCCCATGAGCGCGGCGCCCGTGAGATGCTCGAACGTCTCATTGCCCAGGGACTCACCCCGAAACAAGCCGCTACCGTGGTGGCCGACGCCGAGCCGGATCCCGCTGCCAAGCCCCAGCGCGCCAAGTTCACGAATGACGCCGAGTACTTCGAAGCTCTCTCCACCTGGACCGCCGCCAATGCCAAGACACAAGCGACGGAGGCCGTCAAGGAAGCCAAATCCAACGACGAGTTCATGGCGCAGGTCCGTGCCAACACCGCGAAGCACGATGAAGATGCGGCCACGTTCGAGGATTGGGACGAAGTCAAAGAAGTAGCCGACCAGATCGTTGTCCCGACGAAGGCGAAAATGGACTTCGTTCAAGGCTTCATGGCCCGCTGCAAGGAGCGCGCTCGAGTCGAATATTGGCTTGGAAAGCATCCTGACGAAGCCAATTCCATGATGGAAATGGAACTCGGTGACCTCGCCGAGCGATTAATTGAGCTTGCAGTAGAGGTCAAATATCTGTATCCTAAGAACGAACCGGCCGCGCAAGCCCCCCAGAACGCAAATGGGAAAGACCGCACCCCGCCTGAAAAGCCCGTACAGGGAGGCACCGCAGCGGAGCGAGATCTCCGCAAACCCAAACCGACTAGCGAAGTGTCGGCGCGGGGCGGGTCTGCTCCCCCAGACGATCCGGATCCTGTAAAGAACCCGGCAGCCTGGATAGCTCGCAGGAACGCAACACGCAACGGCCGCTAAACTAGCTTCGGCTTGGCACCCTGAACCCAGAGGAGTGCGGGCCCTATGCCGGTCAATTCAGTTCCAGTACGTCAAGAGGTAACGCTCGAAGTACTCCGGATCCTCATGAACAACTGCGCGGCGCTGCAAAGCATCGGCAGAGAGCATGAGAAGTACTTCCAGCAGCGCGTTCCGATTGGCACCACTCTCCAGATTAAACGCCCCTGGCGCCCGAAGGGGCGGCAAGGACAAGGCTTCCAACCGGAACCGATCGTGCAAACGACGGTACCACTAACCATCTCCTATTGGCGCGGCGGCGACTTCATCTACAACGATACGGATGAAGCCCTCTATTTGGACATGGAGCAATTCCACGAGTCCTACTCGAAGCCGATGGGAATCATGATCGCCAATCAGATCGACTCCGATCTGTTGACTTTCATGCAGGCGACGACGCCGAACTTCGTCGGAACGCCTGGCACGCTGCCGACCCAACTTTCGACGTACAACGCCGCGCGTAGCCAGTTGAATAAGCTCCTTGCACCCGAAAACGACCGCAGCATCATCTATAATTCGGACTTCGAAGCCAATATCATTGGTTTGGGTTCGACGCTGTTCAACCCCCAGAACGTGATCGCGAAGCAGTACGTACAGGGTTTCGTCAACCAATATGCTGGCTTCGACATCATGCGGGACGAGCAGCTTCCAGCCTTCACGGTCGGCACCTACGCCGGCAGCGGCCAGGTCAACGGCGCGAATCAGGCCGGCACTTCGCTGATCACCAACAACTGGACGGCCTCAAGCGTCTCTCTCGGCCCTGGCGACCGTTTCACCATTGCTGGCGTCTACAAGGTGAATCCCTCGGGCAACCACAACACCTACAGCGGCGCGGGCTCGCTGATGCAGTTCGTTGTGACCGCTCCAGTGACCGACTCCGGTGGCGCGGCTACCCTACAGATCTACCCGGCGATCATCCCCTCGGGCCAGTTCCAGAACTGCTCGGGCTACCCCGCCAACGGCGCGGCAATCACCATCGCTGGCGCATCCGGCACCATATGCAACACGGCTTTCGCGATTCAGAAGGAAGCCTATACGGCCGCCTTCCTGAAGCTCATGAAGCCCGAGGACGTCACCGGCACAGTGGAAGGCGGCAAGGAAGCAAACGCCCCAGGCGTTTACATCCGGTCGCTCAAGCAATGGCAGAACTCGGGTCCGTTCGCCGGTTATGAGACCGAGCGTATGGACGTCATCTACGGGTTCGCCGGTCAGTATCCGGACTACATGTCCTGCGTGATCTACGGCTAGAGGGAAGGATTCAAAGGAGAAAACACCATGGCCAACAATCTCACGCAGACCACTCTCTCGGCGGCAATCTCAGTGAACCAGAACACGTTTACTGTGGCCTCCACCACCAATATCGTGAACCCGACGAACGGCTTCTTTCAGAAGATCTACGTTCTCGATCCCGGTTCACTCCGCGGCGAACTCATGACCGTGCTGGCGGTTCCGGTTTCCGGCACAATTCAGGTCTCGCGGCTCGATCAGTTCAAGATGCCTCACCTTGCCTCGGCAATCGTGATCATCAACCCTGTCGACCCCACGTTCAACGGCTTCGTGGAGTTCGAGCCCAATGCCGGGCTTGTACCGCCGACGCCTCCCGGCTTGACGTGGATCGTCAACGTCGTGACCGGGAACCAATGGCTCTGGTCGACGGTGACCAATTCCTGGGTTCCGGGCTTCAACAACACCAGCGCGCCGCTTTCGCCGGTGGCCGCGCTCGCTTCGGCGGCTGGCTTGGTCACACCTCCCGGCCCGCTGTTTCACATGACGGGCGCTTTGGCTGTGACTGGCTTCAATGCGCCCCTCGGCTTCACTTCGGGTGAGATTCGCATCATCAATGACGGAATCTGGACCTGGACGGCGGCCAACAACATCGCGGTAGCCGGTACCGTAACAACGGTCGGCACGACGATCATGTTCGTTTACGATCCCATCACGGCGAAGTGGTATCCCAGCCGCGTAGCGTAGGGTATTCTGGTCTGAAAGGACAAATATGGAAGATTCACCCAATCCCGCAACCGAGCCAACGGCTCTCGCTGTAGTTGAACCTGCGGCAGAACCTACGCAGGTAGAAGTGCTCGAAGCTCGCATTGCCGAGCTAGAAGCCCGCATCGCCGAACTCGAAGCGGTTCCTTCCGTTCCCGTCATACGGTTCCCTCGGATGCTGTATCACGACAGTGAAGAGCCGCGCATCGTCAAAAATCAGGATGAGCAAGACAAACTCATCGAGCAGGGATGGACCACAGACCATGTGGTGATCCGTGATCGATGGAACCCTTCGGCACCGATCCTGCATCGCTCGCCGGCCGCTCATTAAACCAATGTCACGGGGCGCTGGAATCATCGCAAGTGAAGTTCCGGCGCCCTACAGCCGCAACCCAAAACACATCGAATTTGGAGAGGATCTCATGGAAGTCGTATCAGCCCAGGAATTTAACGCCGAACCCGGAATGCTCGATGAATCGCTCGATGCGTTCAAAACGAACGAAGAGAAGCGCGCCAGGGGCCTGTTGAACCTCGTCGGAGTCGGCACGATCGACGGCAAGCCGGCCAAACTACAGGCGTACCGCCCCGAGTACGTCCACCAGGAATACCCGCGGATGGTCTACCATGCAGACGGCCGCGACATGATCGTCGACGACGCCGAAGAGCACGAGATCATGCGCCAGAACGGCTTTCGCGACAGGCCGTGGGATAAGCCCCGCGTTGCAGTGGCCGACCCTGGCGTCGAAAAGAAGATCCTCCAGGACAAGTTGCAGCAGAAAGACGGCGAAATCGCGATCCTGACCGAAGGTGTCGCCGAGCTGCGCGATACAGTCGAACAACTGATGAAAATGCAGGCAAAGACCCACATGATGGTCAAGGGCAAAGCGGCCAAAGCCGAAGCAGACGCAGAGTAAGGAGGACCCTGAAACATGCCAGTAGTCCAACCATCGGGTGGCGTGCTCACAGCGCAGACCCTCGCAGAACTCACCCAACTTCAACAGTTCGGAGCCGGTACCGGTCAAATCAACGGTTGCGGCGATCTGCTCTTGCAGACGGCTTCCGCAGGCATTTCGCCCGGCGCCACCAACGCTGACAATGTGCTGGCGGTCTATTCGATCCCGGCCAACTCCTTCGACGTAGCCGGACGCGTTCTTTACATCATGGCCGCTGGGACGTTTGCGAACAACACGAACTCCAAGCGCGTCAAGATCATCTTCAACCCGTCTGTGGCAGTAGTCGGCTCAACGGTCGGCAGCGGCGGTACCACGATCGCGGATACCGGCGCCTGGACCACAACCGGCTTGACGCCCTTCATCCTTGAGGCGCAGGTGCAAAAGTACGGAGTCGCTGGATCCAACACCCAAATGGCGATTCCTCTCGGCGTCGTGCTCGGAACGACCCACGGCGGTATCGGTTCGTCGGCGTTCATCAACGCAACCACGGCCGTCGAGAATGCCCCAATTCTCATCGCCGTCACTGGCAATGCGGCTACCACAGCAGCCGACATTCTGCTGTATCTCTTGCAGATCCAAGGCGTTAACTAGGAAACCATGGCGAGCTACACCGGCCAAACGCTCGTTAACCTCGCCCTCACCGATCTCGGCATTCTTGAGCAAGGGGGCGTTCCGAATATCTCCGACTCGCTTTCGATGCTGGCTATCCTGAACAACATGATTCAGGTCTGGCACCTGAAAGGCGTGTTCGTCTGGTCGGTGGGGTTCGCCGACTTTCCCCTTTCTGCGAATGTACCGAGCTACACGATCGGCCCCACCGGCACCTTCAACACCGTCCGTCCTTCGGTCATAGATCGGGCCCAAATCACGATCCCCAATCCCAGCGGCGGCAATATTGTAACGTTTCCGCTCCGAATGTTAACCAATCGTGAATGGGTTGAGATCTCCGACAGTTCAGCGGTGGGCGATATCCCGCAGCGCATGTACTACGACCGCGCCTCGCCGCTCGGTACCCTCTACTTCGATCCAATCCCCCGCGCGGCCGTGGCGACGAAGGTTCGTCTCTACACATGGGCCCAGCTTGGGACGTTCGCGGCGCTAGCGACGTCCGTGGACTTCCCGGACGGCTACCCTGAGGCGATCGTCTCCGCGCTCGCCTACCGCGGCCTGGCGATGTTTGGCGTGGCCGTCAGTCAACAGGTGGCCGAAGTGATCCGCCAACGCGGCCTCTACGCCGAACAGGCGATCGCCGAACTCAACGTCCGAATGCTCGGAATTGACCCGCCGCAGACGCCGAACGGGACGAGTATGACGCCACCGCCACCAACTCCGGAGTAGATCGCCATGGCAACCGCTCAGGACTACATTTACATGTCGCTCCGCAACTGCGGCCAGCTTCGGCCTGGCTACACCTCCGGCCCCGAGCTGCTAAACGACGGCTTGCTCCAGCTCCAGTACATGTTCGATCGCTGGAACTCGGTTCGAACCAATATGTACAGCGAGCCGGATTATGTGTTCCCGGTCACCGGCCCTGGCCACGGCACGACCGGCAATGGGCAGACCTTCGGCGGCACTGGCTACCAGATTGGGCCGACCGCAGCTGACTTCGTGGTGTCTCAGCGCCCCGAGAAAATCGCTCGGATGAACCTCTACCTCACGAGCAGTTCGCCGACTTCGCCGGCGCGCGTGCCTCTTGAGCAGATCTCCATGCAAGAGTGGATGGATCTTCCGATTCTCCAGTTCCCGGCCACCAATGTGACGACCACGTTCGCCTACGATCCGCAGTGGCCGAACGGCGTCATCTGGGTTTATCCGCCGCTCAACGGCAATTCGCTTGAGATCTTCACGTGGGGATTTCTGACGGCGCCGACGACCCTTGCGAGCGCGATGAGCTTCCCACCGGGCTATATCGATGCGATTATCTGGGATCTGACTTGCCGCATGTGGCCGCTGGTGACGCTTGACGCGATGCCTCACAAGCTCCCGCTCGCCCAGTGCAAGAGCAACCGCGATTTGGCGATCGCCGATGTTCGGCGGGTCAACGCGCCCAAGCCGCGCATGCGGTGCGACTTCCAGACCGGTCGCGGCGGCATCAGCGCGAGCTCGGATTGGGGCGCTCTTTTGACAGGTGTTCCGTACTGATATGATGCTCCAGCTTGAGCCGCCAATCCCGCTGGTGACGCCCGAGGGACCCGGGCGCGCGGTGGTGCTGATCGACCCGGGCGAAGACTCCGACCTGATTTGGGTGACGTTCGTAGACGCCACGGGGGAATGCTGGTGCTGGCGGAATCAGGACGTGCGGCAGATCACGAATCGGACTATGGGACGGAAGGCTGGTGAGTTGAAGTGAAAAAATTGCTGGACCCGAAAATTATCTCTATCGTTGTCGGAATTGCCGGTCTTTCGATCGCTCAGCCACTTCCCAATGCGGCGCCGATGCCGTATACCCAATTCCAGTGGTTTGACAATGC